AACGGTTTTGCATACGGCGTGCATTATCCTCTTGGACGCGAGCTTCTGCTTCTGCGATTGCACCGCTTTGATCAAATGTTCTACCCATGAGGGTTTGTCTCGCACGGGCGGCATTTGCGATTTGTGCTTGCTCGCGATCCGTAAGTCCTGAGTCTAGCGCAGTCTTGGCATCTTTAAGAAGTGCGGATCTTAGAGTGTCATTACCTGTACCTGTTGCGAGATCTCCCTGAAATTGTGTGTTTGCCTGTAACTGTAATGGGTCTGCAACTTGTGCGGCATCCATCGTTGCGGCTGTTACATCGCCTCCGTAGGTATCATCTGTGGGTATTGTGATTGGTCCATCCGATCCGGTACCTGTGTTTATTAAACTGTCAGGATCAAGCGAAGGATCTGCATCAAGTTCTGCCTGTGTTGGTTTGCGTAATCCTGTGAGGTTTTCGCGCTGTTGCTCAAGCAGAATACGGGCATCATCCAATCCGCTTGTGGCGGCGGGTTTGTAATCTGCCATTACATCCTGATAACGATCAGATAAACGCTCAACATCCGTCAGGTCTGCCTCGCGTTGGCGTGATAAACTACCGCGTGCGAGGTCTTCACTAAATGCGGAAAGGCCAAGGAAGTTACCGTCTGCATCAAAGCCTGCCTTGCGGGTACCCGTTGCTTCCGTGATTGATTCACCCACTTCGGAGGCGAGTCCTGCGGCAACATCATCCTCTGTGGCTTGGCGGGTGGTAAACTCCTGCACATTGCGACTATCTCCGAGGAGATTGATCATTCCGTCACCTGAGAATGAGGCGGGTATTGTTTCCGTCTGTCCCGCTTTTGATTTATCTACGATTATGTTTCCGTTTGGATCTTTACCGTAAACGGGGACTGCGTCTTTAGGGGGAGTAGAGATTGTAGTTTCTATTTTATTTTTAACAACCTCCCCATACTTTAATTTTGGATCTTTTTTTAGGAGTTGGACATCTTTAAAATCATCGGCATATCCCGCAATGAATCGAGACTCTTTAAACATTTGTTCAGGTCCGCCTGGAGTGGCATCAAGCTGACGATTCAGACCATTCATATTTAATGTGGATGTAACATATTTTTTATCAACTACTTTTCCACTCTTATCTTTAAACTCCAAAACACTAAGATGGATATCAGTTCCTCTCGGACTTCCACTTATAAAAAAACCACTTGTTCCTTTTTCCTGTTTTGTTGCATTTCTAAACCTTGCCTCAGGCTCAATTGTCTTAGTGGTAGTAGTCGCTTCCTGGCCACCTTCGTACCCAACAACCAATCGCCCCTCGTCATCGTAAGTACCGCTAGTTGACTCCGTCCTATTACCCAACAATGTCTGACGCAGAACATCCGTATCCGTCTGTGCGGTTTGTTGGCGAAGTGGTGCTTCAACTTCTCGAATAATGTCTGCGAGATTACCTCCCTCAAATCCTGCATCTGCGTAAATATCAGCAAAATCACCCTGCCCTAGCAGTTGCTCCATTTGAGCTTTCATGGCATCGGCCATGCCTTCGCCATAAGTTGGTTGCTGAGGGAAATTGTAAGATTGACTTGATCCGCACATAATTAGTGTCTCCTAGATTTTTGGTAAGTTTTTGAAAAAAATGTTAGTAGGCCAAACAGGTTCAAATCCGAAATGTTCCATATGCTTATGGTAAGGACTGTGCGAATTACATGCGATAAACGCCTGGTTTACACCTTTCTCGGATAACATGCTTTCCTGTATTTGATTTAGAATTAAAGAGTCTTTAGCTCCGACTTTCTTGGAGTGATGCCACAGCAGAACCATCGGTACTTCGCATAAGTTCCAACCTCCTACGATATCATCTCCTTTGACTACCGCATGGGTAGGCATCCTCATGTTGTCATTATCCTCTTCTGCTAGTTTAGAAACTAACTGAACAGTCTTGGGGTCATTTATTTTTATTACTTTAGGGATGTTGCTCATTCTATTCTGCCATTAGGTATTCGTCTGCATCGGTGGCGCTCACCGCACTACCGAGATTTACGCGCAACCAATTCGTGCCGTTATCCACGGCAAGGCACGGGTTGCCCCCGTCTCCATCACTCACATATATCATTCTGCCCGTTGTTCCATTTGCGGGTAGTGAGGATACGGTAAAATTCTCCAGGGTAACGGAGGTGGCGGAGATGGAATCTACGGTGACGGTGGGTTCGCCCAATTGATTAAGAGACGCGGCATCGGTCTCCACGCCTGTGGCGAAGGTAAAACCACGGGTAACTGTGGCGGTAATCGCCATTATGCAATCTCCCTCCGTGCATTCGCTCCGCCCGCTATCGCTTCAAGTGATACATGGCGAAAGCTAGGCCGCCCTACTGTTACATCGATCTCGACATTTGCGGCGTAACCTCTTGCGCGTCCACTCCCAAAGCGTATTAGTTTCTCCTCGCTCGATGTCGCACTCTCCGTGTGTACGGTGTTCGTCCGATCCGGGTCTGTTGTATTGACCTTGATCGTGAACTGATCCCCGTTGCTCACTTCGCATCCCAACTGCCCCCTCTTCCAACTCTTTACATCGATATTTCCGAATGTGAAGGAGCGGGTCTTCAGCTTGGCACTTATCGCGGTGGAGGTGGTGCTTGCGCTCCCTACCGTTCCCGTGATGTCGGTGGTGCCTTCCTCGATTAAATGCCATCCCTTATCGTTGACTGCGAAGAGTCTCCGCTTGGTGGGATCGCTTCCATGCAATACGGTGACAAAGTCATCGATTACAAAGCCTGCGGGGAAGGAATCTACTGAAGTCCATGCTGTGTTAAGGATATCATATACTAAGATTTTATTATTATCGGTGGATGAACCTGTGGGGACTGCGAGGTAGTATTTATTATCAAATACGATACCACATGCTTTGTCCGCAGAGGCGAAGTTTACTTCTTTAAATTGATCCTGTATGGGGCGGGATAATGGGATTGCTTCTCCGCTTACCTTCGAGATTGCGACTCCTAATCCCTTGGCGGGGTCAAGCCCTTGTTGCAGGGTAAATACACCATCATCGGATAAGAAGTATATCTGTGGTCCACTTGCGGCTATGCTCTTGCGGGCCACGCATCCGCGTTGGCGGGTAATCTCAAAGACTCCTGCCGCAGAGGATATTGCCACATTGTTAATCATATGGATCGAGTTGCGAAAAAATACGAGTAATTGATTCTCTAGGTATGGAGTAAATCCCACTAGAAAATCAGCAGTTCCACGATTAATCCTAAACTGCGATTCTGCGGGATAAAAGTTATCCGTATCCAGGAGGTCGGACATGATTACGGTATACTGCGAATCACTTGGCTGTGGTACAATCAGTCTGTTTGCAAAGAAGGTGCCAAAGTTTGTACTCGGACATTCCACTCTGCCCGCTGTGGGGGTTGCATTATTCTTGAGCGTAAATGCGGTGGGGGTCGTGTAATCGCCATCCCATTCGAGCGGATCTTTACCGGTGCCACGAAACAGGATTAGTTTCTCCATCGCCTGCACGAAGCTCGCATTATCCCCACTTGCTACCGTTTGACCGCCAGGATATGCGATATCGATACCGCTATTATTCTGATCATTCCATAGGATTACCTTATCCTTTGTGGCACAGGCGATAAATTCTGTTCCTGTTACCGGGTCGGAAAATAAGGTGGATGCAAATACTTCCTCTGTGCCTGCGGAATAAGTAAGGGATACCCCGCCTGCTTTAAATTCTATGCCTTTGCGTACAGATGCGATATCTCCGTCTAGTCGCATATTCTGCGATGTCTCAACAGTACCGCCCTGAAGAGTAGTAGGCTCCAGGTAACTATCAATACCACGAAATCCACGATCCCCATCGGTGAGAATAGGATCATCCATTCTGCCTATTGGTTCGTACCTAGCCATTACTTCTTTAACTCCTGATAGAGTTTTATGCTCATGTAAACGAGTGTGACTGCCCCTACTGCAATTCCTAAGAATGTATCTATCGTGGATAATCCAAAGGTTGCGGCGGTTCCGCTCATGCCCGCTACTGAGACGCGATCAAGCATTATCTACGCCCTCCCGGTGTGAAGTAAAACCCCACAATCATCGGCAACACGACTGATGTTTGGAAGAGGCAGAGGTGTCCTGTAGTGACGACCAAATTGGCTTGCTCTGCCG